CTTGGTTAAATAAAGTACCACCTGAAACACCTGTCTATGATTTATTTCAACATGAGTTTGGTGATACTGCAACTACTAATTTAGGTTTTGATCATATGCGGGATGTTCTACGGAATAAGTGGATTGCAGGTGAAATAACACCGGAACAATTACGTAACTTAAACATGTCTAAAGCTGTTGAAATGGTCCATGAAGCTAATTTCACAGCAAATACAAATGCAGCAGATGCTGAACTTAAAGGATATGCATCTAATTTAAAATTACCTAGATTTAAAGAGTATCCCTCCGGGCATTTTATATCTGAGTTACCTGATCCCGCTACTTCGGACGAAGCAATGGCATTAGTTAACAAAATAGGTTGTGAAGGTGGTTGGTGCACCCAAAAAACAGGATCTGCAATGGATTATGGCAGCAATAGAAGTAGATTGCACACACTATTTGATAGCGAAGGTCGACCACATGTTCAGTTTGAAGTAAAAAAAGATATTTCTGAAAGCCCTACAAATGAAGAAAAAGTTGCAGTGATGAAAGAAATGCAGCGGCTTGGTTTAACAGGAACTTCTAAAGAAAGCCGTGAAACATACATGCAGTTATACCCAGAAAAAGTATATACTACAATTGAGCAAATGAAACCTCCTGGTAATACTTGGTGGAGTGAAAGAGGACAAGAATACTTAAAACGTAATCCTAGTTATCAAAATGATTTACATGTACCAATGCAAGATTTTGTAAAAAGCGGCAATTGGAAGGATGTTAAAGATTTAGATAATGCAGGGTTATATAAAATGTCGCAATCAGGTATGCGCCCGGCATTAGAGCATAGGTCTATTGCGCAGGAACTAGGTGTTACGCCTGAAGATATACATGATTTTCACTTAAGCCGACCAGAGGGTAGTTCACCGTATTATACTGAAAAAGAGTTTAGAGACTTTATTAATATGCAAGACACTCCACCAATAGAAAAAGCACATGGTGGATTAGTACACTCAGAATTTAATTTTGATGAAATAAACAATTATGCAGAAGGTGGTATAGTGGCACATAATGATTTTAATTATGGTGAGATTAGTAAAATGGCAGATCAATTAGTGGGGTCAATGTATGGCTGAAGAGATGATGGAAGACGCGGAAGATCCTAAGGGCGAAGTAGTTGAGCTAGATGAGGAGGAAGACACTGGCGTTAGAGACACAGAAGACGGTGGTGCAATGGTCACTCTTGATAATGAGAAAGACTTTGAAACTCAGACAGAACACTTTGCTAACATTGTAGATGATGTAGATCAAAAAGGTCTTCAAAGCATTGTAGATGACTTGCTAGATAAAATTGAACGTGATAAAGATGCCAGAAAGAAACGAGACGAACAGTATGAAGAAGGTATTAGACGTACAGGACTGGGTAATGACGCTCCTGGTGGTGCTCAGTTTACTGGGGCTAATCGTGTAGTTCACCCATTAATGACGGAAGCTTGTGTGGACTTCTCAGCACGAGCTATGAAAGAATTATTTCCACCCAATGGTCCAGTTCGATCTAAGATCATTGGCAGACAAGATAAAGAAAAGCTAGAAAAAGCTGAACGCAAGTCTAAATACATGAACTGGCAGCTAACTGAGCAAATGCCGGAGTTCAGATCAGAATTAGAACAACTAACTACCCAACTTCCTCTTGGCGGTGTTCAGTACATGAAAATGTTCTGGAACAGAGATCTTAACCGCATTGAGTCGATATTTATTCCTGTGGATGATGTATTCTTACCATTTGCAGCATCTAACTTCTATACTGCAGAACGCAAGACCCACGTTCAATATATTACAAAATTTGAATATTTAAAACGTGTTGACTCAGGCATGTACCGTGAAGTAGATATTAGTTCTATTGATGAGATTGATTATTCAAAATCAACTAAAGCTAATGACAAAATTGAAGGTCGCGAGGATAACTCGTATAATGAAGATGGTCTTCGTACTGTCTTTGAGGTAACAACTGCAGCAGACCTTGAAGGTGATCAATTCTCCCCTTATGTTATTTCAATAGATAAAACAACAGCTAAAGCATTGTCTGTTTATCGTAACTGGGCAATAGACGATAAGAACCAAGTTCCTCTAGTATCGATGGTTGAGTTCCCATTCGTACCATGGCGTGGTGCATACCCAATTGGTTTAACACACATGATTGGTGGTTTATCGGGTGCAGCTACAGGGGCATTACGAGCATTACTAGACTCTGCCCACATTTCTAACATCCCAACATTGCTTAAACTCAAAGGTGGACCTGGTGGACAGAATGTAAACCCACAACCTACCGAGGTGATTGAGTTAGAAGGTGGAATTAACGTAGACGATGTGCGTAAAATCGCTATGCCAATGCCGTTCAACCCTCCAAGCCCAGTATTAATGCAATTATTAGGCTTCTTAGTTGATTCAGGCAAGGGTGTGGTACAGACAACTTTCGAAAAACTGTCTGATAGCAATCCAAATCAGCCAGTCGGTACGACATTAGCCTTAATTGAACAAGGTTTAGTGGTATTTTCATCAATCCATTCTCGTCTACACAACTCAATGGCGCAAGTATTGAAGGTAATGCATCGTTTGAACGCTGCTTACTTGACCGAAGAGATGGTAATAGATGAATTTGGCGAGAAAATGGTTGATCCATCAGATTTTGATGGTCCATTAGATGTTATTCCAGTTTCTGACCCCAATATTTTCAGTGAAACGCAACGATTTGCTCAAATGCAAGCTGTTCAAATGCGTGCTACTCAACTTCCACAACTTTATGATCTACGAAAAGTTGAGGAAATGTTCCTTAAACAGATGAAAATACCAGGTGGAAATGATCTATTGATCCCGAAACCTGAACCTAGGGACATGGATCCGATCCAAGAGAATTTTGCAGCATCTGTAGGTAAACCTATTGGGGCAATGCCGGATCAAGAACATATTGCTCACATGCGAGTCCATATAGCTTTCTTACAATCGCCGTTATTTGGTCAAAACCCAACGATTGCCCCGATGTATGTTCCTGCTATTGTAGCGCACATTAAAGATCACTTGTTAATGCATTACATGAAAATTAGTAATCAAGGTCTTAAAGCTGCGAGTGAAAGTGGACAGCTGGGTAAAGACGATGCTATGCAAGAAGCTCAAGCAGCGGTTGAGATTATGCAGGCAATCGAGCAAGCTATACCTAAAGAATTCTTAGATATTATGGCTAAAGCTTACGAGCAAGCTCAGCAACTACAACCACCACAACCACAAGATCCAACAATGGCTGCGGTAGAAGTACAAAAACAAATGATCCAACAACGTGCTCAATCTGATCAAATGAGGATACAAGCTCAACAACAACGTGATCAAACACAAGCTCAAACACAAATGCAACGTGAGCAAATACAAGATCAAGCTAAAGTACGAAATGAGCAAATCCAAGTTCAACGTGATCAAACACAAAATGAATTAGAGCAAATGAGATTGCAGGCACAGCAACAACGCGACCAAGCACAAATACAGACACAGCAACAACGTGATGCAATACAAGCTGAATTACAACAACGTCAGGCTCAATTAACTATGCAAACAGAAATGCTTAGACAGGATCGTGAAGATGCTCGTAAGCAAGCTGAATTAGCTAATCGTATGCAGATAAATGAACAAGACAATCAAACGGCAAAAGATTTAGCTGCTGCCGAGATAATAAGCGGGGAAAAAACTGCTATGACCAGCGGTACCAGTATCGACCCTAATCAATAAGGAGCAACAAAATGGCAACAACTAACCAAAAAGATTCACAAGGTGTATCACAACACCAACGCTTAGCAATGGGCGCTAAATTAGATGGCAAGACATTACCTGGGACACCGGTTAAAACAACTACTGTTCCAAAATGACCATTGATAAAGTTCTAAATGCATTAAAGAAAGAGCAGATAGAGTGGGCGGTATCTGCTGTTCGACAACCAAATTCACATGACGCGTTTGCTTACGGGCGCGTGGTGGGGGTGTACGCTGGACTTGAGCGTGCGTTAGAAATAATTTTATCAACACTAAAAGAGGACGAATAATGGCTGAACAAACGCTGGATGACGCGTTTCCTAATGCAGACCCAGGAATAACACCTTTTGGGAGTTATGTATTGGTGCAGATCAGGGCACCTAAATTGACAACAGCAAGCGGTATCGTTCTGAGCTCAGAAACCACAGATACGGAGAAATGGAATACACAGGTCGGACGGGTTGTATCTGTCGGTCCATTGGCTTTCAAAAACCGTAACACGATGGAATTATGGCCAGAAGGCGCGTGGTGCGAGAAGGGCGATTTTGTACGAGTCGCAAAGTACGGGGGAGATCGTTGGGAAGTTCCTATTACTAAGGAAACGACCGCAATGTTCGTAATTTTTAAAGACACGGATCTAATTGGTAAAGTAACATCTGACCCATTAGCATTTCGTGCTTTCTTATAGCTGATAA